TGCCATCATCTAGGGCAATAATGTGAGCGCACTTGTGTTCGTGCGGGATTTCTGAATGATCAGTGTCGAGAATATTACTCTCTGGATGTGCAAAGTCAACAGTAAATAAATATTTACCGTGATGCCACTTCTTATCTTTGCCGATGTATTTACCTGATTGTGCTTCTAAAATATCCCAAGTAGTAACAGCAGGATAATAACTGAAACAATTCCATAGCTCCAGTTCATCCAGTCTACGGATAGGAACGTTCTCTGGCTTAAAATCTTTCTGTATAAACGCAGATATCGGTAAACGATAGAAGACCGCACCATTTTCCATAATTGCGTGAAAAAGTATTGCACGACCTGTGATGGCCGAAAGCCCAAATATAATAGCGTCTTGCACTTCTCCGTGATGTTTTTTAAGGTCATAAAGATATTCTCTCCGAACTTGACAATATATGGGTGGTGTGTTCGCATTTAAATATGCCATTTATTTTCCTCATTTTATTGAACCCCAGTTATTACCTATTTTACAATTTACTTTGTTTTTTATTAATAAAGGGATCGCCTTTTCCATAGTTTCTACTATAATATTTTTTTCTTTATCATCTTTTATAGATAGACACAACTCATCATGTATTTGTATCTGAGGTAAAATACCTTTCTCATAAAGATTAACCATAGCTTTTTTTGTCATATCAGCTGCTGATCCTTGTATTAATCTATTTAATGCTTTGTAAGTAAAGGCAGGTTTGTAATGATAAATAAAATCTTTCATATAATCTCCTGCTACTTTACCATTATATTTTTCTAATAATTCTGCTTTGAAAGCTGTTTTTGCTTCTTCTTCTGTTAAAATAGGAACGGGTTCAAATCTCATAATTTCATTATTCCATTTACGATCTCTTGTTTCCCATTTATTAAATCTACAGAATCTATCTCCCAATGTGTAGAGAAGCTTATGTTCCTCTGCAAAATTTATTAAATCCTGTGATAATTGTTTAACAAAAGGTACTTGCCTGTGATAGTTATTAAATAAATTATTTGCTTCTTGTTTAGATAAATTTAATTCTTTTTCTAATTTTAATTTACCCATACCATAAAACAAACCAAGATTAATTGTCTTGGCCGTGTTCCGTGGTATGTTAGCCATATCTGCAACAATCTGGTGAAAGTCAGCATCATCTTTGTTAAACTCTTCTTGTAACCTATCTGTTCCTGGAAGATCTAACTTTAAAGCGTAGTGAACCACGATCCGTGGTTCTTGTTGCGAGTAGTCAAAACTTCCCCACTTGTAACCTTCTTCTGGAATAAATAACTCTCTCATTTTTTTACCAATATAACCTTTAGATGGTATTTGTTGTAGATTTGGATTTGACATAGAAAATCTTCCTGTAACAGTACCACCATCATCAGATCTTATTTGATTAATATCTGCATGTATTCTTCCGTTATGGATAAAGTTTAATAAACCTTCTACAAATGCACCATTAGCTTTATCGCATTCTCTTGCTTTAGCAATCATACGTAAAAATCTATTCTTATGTGTTTTTAAATAGTTCTTAGGTAATTGTGGCATTCCAGACTTTGGAGTCTTTTTATAGTCTGTAATTTTTTGTTGATCTAAAAGTTTTTTAATTGAAGCAGAAGCCCATAAATCTACATCAACCCCTGTTCTATTCTTTATAATTTTTATTAAATTATCTCTTCTTTTTTCTAAAGATTTACCAAAAGCCCTAGCTTTTTGGGCATCTATTCTAACGCCTTTAAATTTCATGTCAACTAGACAAGGAAATAATTTAGTCTCTAATTCAAAAATATTTCTACAAGTTTTATTTTCATTTGTTTCACTATTTGTGTATAATATTTCGTCTAATTTTTTATCAAATATTCTCCACAACCTTAAAGTTAAACTAACATCTTGTTCAGCATAATCTTTTACTAATGAATAAGGTAGCTTGTGCATATTACTCATTGGATCTTTGATACCAAATTCTGCTAAAGACTTTTCTTGTAAATCATATTTGTATTTTGAATCGTTTAAATAATCTTTTGATATAGAATCTAAAGAGTATCTCATTCTAGTTTCGTCTAATACAGACGCTGCAATCATTGTATCAATCAGTTTACCTTTAGGCATTTGTTTTGTTGCCGATCTAATCCAACAAACATCATACATTGCATTGTGAAATACTTTAGTTATTTTTTCATTTTGAAATATAAGTTCATTTAATTCATTCCAAGTCTCTTCTTTGTCTAAATTTTCTGTCATAGCGTGCGCTATTGGAAAGTAAACTGTTTGTTTATCTGTTGCGATGGCAATACCGCAAACAAAACCATCTCCTCTAATGGCCCCTGATCCTTGTTTCTTTAAGTTTGGATCGTAGGTTTCAAGGTCAACGGCTACTGTATCTACATCTTTTAAATCTAAATCTTCTATTCTTGGAACATTACACATTATTCATTCTCCTTTTTATATGTGTAAACTTCATACCAAGCTTCACATTTTTTATTAGTACACTGATACATAGATACTATTTGATGTTCTGAATCTGGATAAGTATCTTCCGTATCAAAATCATTTTGCCAAATTAATTCTTTTTTACAATGAAAACACTTATACATTATTTCTTTTTGTAACATTTTTTACACATATACTCACAATCAAATGCAATGTTTTTCTTTTTGCATACAACGCATTTCATTATTTATTTTTCCATTTTTTGTATCCATCAATCCAAGATTCTTTTTTTTCATTAGAGTAATCTCGATCAATAATCATATCTATGTAATGTTTAGCTTTCTCTAAATCTTCTTTTCCGTTTTTTTTAGAATGTCTCACTATGTACTTTATAGCGTTTCCCTCCGCAAAAAGCAACTTATTACCATTTATAAATTCACTGGGCTGATATCTTAAATCTCTATAATGAGATCCTCCTATTTGTTTTTTATATGCACTCATTTTTTATTCCTAACCTTTTTTTTGTTTGTGTTACTATTGTCCAACAATCAAAAATACCTCTGCTATATGCAGTGTACTTTAATCTTAGTTGGGTAAAGTAATCTTCATCTCTGTATAAACTTTCATCAACAATAACATTGTCAAATGTAAGTCCTTTTACATCATGAATATTACCATATTTAACTCTGATATCTTCATCAAAATTAAAACCTTTTTTTAAAATTCTATTAATATAAATTAATTTATCTTCTTCTGTTTTCTTTATTGTTTCATCAAAACGATTATATTGTTTTGATTCTGGTCTTAATAATCCTTCTTTGATTAAATAATCAATTGTATAATCTTTTTTAATCCAATCTTTAAAAGGATCTTGCGCTTTTGATTTTCCTCTTACAATAACTTTTATACTCATATAATCCCAAAAGTCTTTTATTTGTGCAAGACTCATAGGTTCTCCTTGTGTAAATTTAGGCCAAAAATAATGACATTTTAATTGTTTTTTTGACACAAAAGGTGGATGTTTTACATGGGAAAACTCTATTGCATTTTCTTTAAAAAAATCTCTTATTCTTATGTCACAAGGTTTTTGTCTGTAAGTAAATAAAAATGTTTGATTGGTTGTGTTAATCTTATTAATTAAATAAGTTAGTGCGCTAGATGATTTTAAATTAGGTAGATACGAGTGTTTTCCTATGATTGTATCCCCTACCTTAAAACCATCTTCAATCTTATTTTGATTTAAATGTTTTTCTGTGTAAACAGCTGGTGTCCATTTTCTTTGATAACCATAGTGATCCCAAATAGGTTTTATAATTTGTTTACATAATTTATTAATAGTTTCTCCACATCTTTTTCCATTCTCTAATTCTTGCGCATCCTTAGATAACTTATGAAAGTATTCTGGATCAGATCCTGCAAATTCAAATATAGTTTGATCAGCGTCTCCTACCATATAAAAGTTTCCATCTTTTACATTGGTAGCCATTTTCATAATAGCTTCTAGTTGAGGTCTATTACTATCTTGAGCTTCATCTATAATTAATGCATCAATCTCTGGATTTTTTGCTTTTGTTATGAACTCTTGAATCATATCTATAAAATCATAAAGACGTTCTCTTTTTCTATAAGCATCATAAACTTCTTTTAATTTTAAAATTGAATCAAAATCATAAGGAAAATAACTTTTTCTATCTGTTGATTTTTTAAACCAAAATAATTTTAAATTATTATAATAACCATTTCCGTGAGCATCATTTAAAAATTTATAGAAAGGGTGTTTTTTATTTATATCATCTGATGAATTTAACCTTACTCTATTAAATTGAGAATTTAACCTGGCTATATTTAAATGATCTTCATATTTAAAAGTATGTTTGCTTAATAATTTATGATTACAATAATGGTGTATGGTGCATATGTTGTGTTCTAATGCTTTATTAGTAACTCCTTTTTCTTTCATTAAAGGTAGATCTAAAATAACATCTCTAATTTCATCTGCAGCTACATTGGTATGTGATAAGATGACTATCTTTTCATAATGATATTTTTGTAAGAGTTCTAAATATTTATCTTTAATAAAAAAATTTGTTTTCCCTGTACCAGGAGGACCGGATATAAACTTAGGCTTCATATGATATCTGCTCTCTTTCTTCTATAATTTCACCTTCAAGTAATATATCTTCTCTATCAATTAAAGGATTGTTAACTTTCCAATACACACACGATTGATCTTTATATTTACCGTTTATTTTTTTAGCTTTTAAAATTCTTTGTACTTTCATAACTAAATCTACTCTCTTCATATTTATTTTTTGAAGTTCTAAATAATCTTCAAATTGATCTAAGTTAAAATAAATAGAGTTATCTTTTATTTCAAAGAATGGAAGTTTATGAATATATAATTCTTCTTTTTTTGTATATGCTTTTGTCTTCTTAATATAACTTCTAAAGTATTTTACAAATCTTAAATCTTCACTTGACTCTTCTACATAATCTTCTGACTTAGTTCTCATATCAAATTTTTTACGCATAATCTTTTCAAAATCTACTGGTTTCATTTTTGGTAAAAAGACTGATGCTTGACGCATAACTTCATCATAAAAAGCCATTGGTTTCATTAAAGTTGGTCCATCAACAATAATGTCTATTGTCTTCTCTCCTTCTTCAATATCGCTTGCATTTACTTTTACAATATATCTATCTTGACCATACTCTATAATATCACCAATAGATGCTGCACCTTTAACACTTTCATTTTTGATTCCTATCCAACTAAATATTTCTGCAACAACTTTAACATCACAATTCCATATGTCAGCAAGTTTAGGCATTCCAAATGTTTTACCTGTATTTTTACTTGTTGATCCTTTTTGTGCTCTACTTTCTGCCTCATCATCATTTGATTCAACTGCTATGTTATATATAAATTCATTTATTTCTTGTTCTTTCCAATCAGTGTGTTTATTTAAAATACCTGCAATAGCTGTACAATATTCATCTCTACTTCCTTGCGATGCATATAAAACACATAATGCTGTGGATAGTGCAACCTTCCTTATGTCTGCTTCTAAATCACCAGGATAATTTTTTATATCTTCATATCTTTCCCATTTAACATATTCATTTGCTTTAAAATGTAATGAGTTAGGTACTATTGTATAATGTCCACTACCACTTCTTATTTCACAAAGGGTAGCTCCGTGAGGAAATTCTTTATAAGTACTTTCAAAATGTTTTGGTAAAACAAATTTTGCATAGTTTGATTTACCTTTCCATAAATAATGACTTGATGGATTAGACTCTCTACCGGATACTGCTCCACAGGATACAATATATTTATCTATAAATCTTTTTACTAAAGGATTGTCTACGTCAAAATCAATATCTTCATCTAATCTTAATGCGATTGCACAATGAGTATATTTATTTTTCCATTCTTCTTTTGATATATTAATATTTTCATCACTCCATTTTTTAATTTCAGGTCTACCTTTAAGACAAGGTATTATTATTCTACCTAAATCAATCCATTGCTCATACGTATTTGGAGCGTTGTCATTCACTTTGTTCATAATTCTCCTATAGAGGCGGCATCAGTCTCCCTCCGCCGCCTCAGTTTTCCTGCAGGAACTTATAAATTTACTTTCCTAGCTTTAGGAGTTTCTTCAGTTTCATGTTTAGTTTGAACTTCACCTCTGCTTACGCTTGCGGCAAAATTTTTAGCTATTTCATAAACTGCTTTATCTTGAACTGGTCCAACTGTAGATACATCCCAACCAAACCATGTTCCTTTGTCATTAGACATTTGAACAGTTTTTAGTTTATAAATGTGGCTATATGTTGGCGGTGTGAATAAGCCATTTTTACCTTGTAACTTTAACCCCATCATCATTGAGTTCCATTTTCTACTCACTTTTAATTGAGTAGCTTTCATAGAAATCAAAGCTGTGGTTGGACTTTTACCAAGTAAAATTACAAAGTGGTTAGCAGTGTTTTCAATATAATTACCATTTGGTAATCTATCTTTGTAAGACTTATCTCTTGTTGTCTTACTCATTATATCACTACTTGCTTCATGTATTGCTACAGGAGCACCTTTACTTTCACCTCTATCTTGCCATTCTACTAATTGTCTTTTGTAGTAAACTGGCAAAACTTCTATCCCCTTTTCACCATCAAAAATATCATTTGTGACAGTGTTTAAGATCATGCCTGGTTCTGCACCTACGACATATTTCCCGTCTCTTTTATTTACTTCAGGAGATAGTTGTCCTAAGACTTTCAAAAATGGTAATGCAAGATCTTCTTGCGACATATTTTGAGAGCCAGCATTTGCATCTGCTTCAAATAAATTGATAGCTAATGCACCTGCATTTTCTTTTTTTGCTACTTCGCTCATGTTTATTGTTTCCTATTTATTGTTGTTTTATTTTCAGTATATACACCGAAAAGTTCCGTTGGCATTTCTTTACCTGCCTCAATACGTTCACGGACTAACGCTTTCAAAGTCATAGATTCAACCTTCAACTTTTGTGTCGGTTGAAATCCATGACTTTTTGCAAGTTCGGCATAATCAGCCGCCTTGTTATCTTCGTTGCGACCAAAAGATACGGATATCTCGTTTTTGATTATATCTCCTAGTCCATTTTTACGAAGCCAGTTAAACGCCGCTTCTTTATTTGTTTCACTTATGTGTGCTTTATACGACGTTGAAACTTTGATGGATGATCCATCTTGTAGTCTTAATTCTGATAAACCCATTTCAGAAAGCATTGTAGGTATAACTTCTCCTGACAATCTTTCAAATTCTTTTTTCTTTTGTTTTAAATCTTCTTCAAGATTTTTAATATTTGAATCTATAGCTTCTAAAGTTTTTACTTGGTCTGCTAAAGACTGAATATTATCGGTCTTACTTAATAGATCTTCTTTGTCTTGTTCAAAATTTATCTCGCTCATTTATATCTCCTTTATTATGTATGTCTATCTCTATTGGATAGTATCTTCTTTCTTGTTTGTCCCATTTTAATAAACTAAATTTTCCATTTGTAAAGTCTGAAACTATACAACATGCAACTCCTATTAAAGCAGGGTCACCAGTAAGTAATAAATAATCTTTTTTCTTAAAGTCATTTAATAATCTTTTTAATTTTAAAATTAAAGGACCTGGTGAAAAAATCATTTGTGCTCTTTCATCTAATAAAAATTTTATCTTACCATATTGAGAAGCACCCATAATATTTATTTTAGGACTACCTTCTCTTGTACCAGCAATTTCTTGCAATACATATACGATAGGATCTCTATCTTTTTTTAGGTCTGAATAATTTATGCTTTCTGGCATTGACAAATATATAATCTTTATTATATAACTTGTCAATAGAAAGAAAATATATTTATGAACTATAAATTTAAAACTAAACCATATGCACATCAAATAACTGCATTGGAAAAATCTTGGAATAAAGAAACCTATGCTTATTTTATGGAAATGGGTACAGGTAAAACAAAGGTACTAATTGATAATTTAGCTATCCTTTACGATAAAGGAGCTGTTAATGGTGCACTAATAGTTGCACCTAAAGGTGTAGTAGGCACTTGGTATAAACAAGAGATACCTACTCACTTACCTAACCACATTAAAAATGTGTCAATATTATGGCAAGCTAATATTACAAAAACACAACAAGAAAAATTAAATTGTTTATTTGAAACTGGAGAAGATCTTCATATTTTAATTATGAATGTTGAAGCACTTAGTACAGAAAAAGGTAAATTATTTGCAGCTAAATTTCTACGTTGTCACAAAACATTAATGGCTATTGATGAAAGTACTGTAATTAAAAATCCAAAAGCTAAAAGAACTAAAAATATATTAGCTCTTGCAGAACTGTGTAAGTTTAGAAGAATAATGACTGGTTCTCCTGTTACCAAAAACCCATTAGATTTATATGCACAATGTAATTTTCTAGATCCTTTTTTATTAAACTTTCATTCTTACTTTGCATTTAGAAATAGATATGCAGAAATGAAAACTTTACATATGCATGGTAGACAAATTCAAGTTGTAAATGGATTTAAAAATCTTTCTGAATTATCAGAAAAATTAAAAGGTTTTTCTTATAGAGTTTTAAAAGAAGACTGTTTAGATTTGCCTGAAAAAATATTTACAAAACGTCATATTACTTTAACTCCTGAACAATCTAAAGTTTATAAACAAATGAAAGAGCAAGCATTGGCTGTTTTAAAAGGTAAACAAGTAACTTCTGTTTCTGCATTAACTCAATTAATGAGATTACATCAAATTACTTGTGGTCATTTTGTTGCAGATGATGGTTCGGTTCAAGAAATAAAAAATAATAGATTAAATGAACTTATGGATGTATTAGACGAAGTAGAAGGCAAAGCTATTATATGGGCTCATTATCAACACGATATTAAAAGTATTGTTAAAGAAATAGAAAAGGTCCATGGTCAGGGATCCGTGGTTACTTATTATGGGCTTACTCCACAAGATGAAAGACAAGATAATATTAAAAAATTTCAAGATGATGACGATACAAGATTCTTGGTTGGAACTCCTTCAACAGGAGGTTATGGTATAACTTTAACAGCTGCCAATACAGTAATTTATTATTCTAATGGTTACGATTTAGAAAAAAGATTACAATCAGAAGACAGAGCGCATAGAATAGGACAAAAGAAATCAGTAACATATGTTGATATTCTTGCGGAAGATACCGTTGATGAAAAAATTGTCAAGGCCCTCCGCAAGAAAATTGATATTGCTTCTCAGGTTATGGGAGAAGAATTAAAAGATTGGATATAATTATTTAATTTTTATATCTAAAGGTTTAATTTCTTCTGGTTCATTAACACCAAGTTTGATTGTCAATACACCATCTTCCATACTAGCATCATTAACAACTGCTTTATCGTGTAATGCAAATTGTTTAAAGAATTTTCTAGCTGCTAAACCTTTTTCAATGTAGTCTTTTTCTTTGTCTTCTACTTGACCAGAAACAGTTAATACACCATCTTGATATTGAACTTTAACATTCTTCTTGTTGAAGCCTGCAAGTCCTAACTCAATGCCATATTCACCTTTTCCGTATTTTACTACATTGTAAAATGGAAACGATTGTACTTTTGACCAACTATCAAAGATAGAGTCAAATGTATCACCAAACATTCTGTCTGTGTGATTCCAAACGTCTTTATTGAACTTATTTATTAAATCTAATGCTGTCATATTATCCTCCTTATTTAAGCAAGTTTAATTGGCCACGTTATTGTGCACCTGCAGCATATATAATCTTTATATTATTAATGTCAAGACCAGGGCTTGTATTTTACTTTGCCATCTTCTCGGTAAGCAATTAATGATTCTTTCTTATTTAAATCTGTTGAATAGCTGCAATGGACCCACCCTGATGATGGTTCTCCTTCTTTGTAGAACTCAAGGATAAGCTGATTCCAAATGAGGTTATCTCTTATCCATTGTGCTAATACTTTATTATCTATTCCTGGAATCTCAAAGTCAGCTGCTGCTGATTTATTGTCTGCGCAATGTTCGCTAGTAATTTTTGATCCTATCTCAATGCACAATTCTGCACATCGGAATCCCGAACTTATAATCAGTGGCTTGTCGAACTCACTACGCACTGGTTGTAGAATATTTACAGCAAGTGCTTTTAAATTTTCTATTTGAGTAGGATTAGGATTGTTGTTAATCCCTTTCCTCTCGGCTACCTGGGACTTGGTAAGTTCGTCCAAGGTTATGTTAGCTGTTAACTTCATAAAAGTTTTTCAATAAATAAAAGAGCAACGGCCCCCACCGCTGCCAAAAGAACCCAATAGATTTTATC